TGTGTTATAAGCGATATTCAATATCTCGCAAGCCTCTTTCTTCGTAATCGGAGAGTCTTTGCTCAAGAGAGATATTACTTTCTCGATGTTCGCCGCTGACAGATTCTCGTAGTCCTTCTTCTTTACTCTCGCCATTTTCTAATTTAGCCTCCAATTTGAACATTAAACAACATAGTGCATGTGCTAGGTGATCTAGCCCAGTTTCTGGGTCTAGCTCCTCTCCTTCCATGTGTGCGAATATATGACGCAAAGCTGCGCCTGTGTATCTATTCTGTAGGTTGTCTAGCTTTTTCCAGTTATGTTCATCATACTTGGCTGCACCAAATGTCAGCACCTTTCCAACTTCTACGAGTGTGCGAGGCGGTAATAAATACAGCCTCGGTTTTTCTCCATCATACTTCTTTCCTTCAGCCATCTAACGCCTCCACTACGCTAGGAAAATGCTGAGCAATAATATCCCAGCACCGATCGGCAATAACCATATGCTCTTTTTGTGTACCATTCGCTCTACGAAGCTCGCAATAGTGAATCCAGCTACGAAGAGTGCCAGCCATGTAGAGCGTTGTTTCTGTGTTTCCTTCGGGAAGGACTGCTCTTGCTTGTTCTTTTGCGATTCCATTTGCTAGTGCCCATTCATAAACATCACGAGATTTATTTATTACTTCGTGCTGTTTCATGTGCCAGGTCTCTGCGAGACGCGTTTGATGTGTACTATCTTGAGCTTCTCCGCCTTTTCCGTACTCACCTAAATCTAACTCAATACTATTCTGTCGATTCTTTGGGTCTTGTAGTCTAGCTTCTCTTCCGAGAAAGTGAGAAGACTTTGCATATCGCTGACTAAACTCCTGAAAGGAGAAAGAGCGATGGCGAAGTATCTGCCTTGAGATGTCTCGTGTAGTTACAATTTCAAGTGTAATACTTACTACTTCAAAAGGACTCCAGTGCGCATTTTTAATTAAGTAACGCAATAATTTTGAAGCTGTTTCTACATTGTTTTGATTTTCTGGATTACTTACACGAGCTGCATATGCTACTAACTCTTCTGCTGTATTACACCCAGTGTAAGCACTCGGTGTTGTCATTCCAATAAAACTAACTCTACTCATCTTCCACTAATCCTTTGTTCATAGTCTGCTAATTCTTCGTCCCACCACCAAGGCTTTTCTCGATGCTTCCAAGAAGAAAACACTGCTTTATCAAGCATATAAAAGTTACGATATGCTTGAATTGGGTCGGAGGGGTCTTTTAATTCTTCTGTCATTGCCATAGCAAATGGTGTAAATCCGTGATCTTCCATATTTTTTGGCTCTGGAAGACTACACAGCATATGAAAACTTTTATGCCATGTACCATAGCGATAGTGTGCTTCGCTCGCAAGTGCAAACGCATAGCAGTTTGTCCAGTAAAAGTTTTCAAGAGAGGAACGTACCCATACACAACAAGGGTGATTCTGCATTGTAGGAAGATAGGGAACTGGACGTTCTTCCATTGGAACATCTTTCCACTTCTTTCTCTCTGTTTGCAGTTTTGCGTTTTCTTCTTTTGTAATCATACGAGGTACAAATCCGAATAGATTATCTATCCAAAGATTTGTACAGATAAGTTGTGCGGCTTCGAGCTGCATCTTGTTGACGTGTTTATCAACATGATACTCTGCACACTTATCAAGGTCTTCATCTAAAGGAAATAAATTCATAGCTACCTCTGATTAACATACACATATTATACCAAAAAATAGCTATGAATGTCAAGAATTATTTACCAGTGACGTATTACATTTGCCATAATAAAAAAGCAAGCTGTAAAGTTTACGAGTACAACAATTGTGCGAATAATAGCTACTTTATCAGCCTCTCTATTATCGAGAGAGGCTTTCTCTCCAAGGGCTTTTGCCCAGAGCCTCCACATATTATTCGACTACTAGCTCAAAGTGCTGTAGGTCTAAAACTGGGCGACTGCCTGCATCTCTTCGAAGATCAATATATTGATTAGTTAAATCTTCTATAAATCCTACATAATCTGTAAAATTATCTAAATGCCATGCTCCACCCCAACGAATTTTTAAGTTAAGTCTCTGTGCAGCATACTTCATGCACTCAGCCAAATCATCGTATGCCTCTGCTTCAAAAATAATTCTGTCTCCGATTCTAAGGTATAAATCTACAGCATAGCCATAAAAGTGAGCAGAAGTTGCTGGATTTTGTGTAGCTCCTTTACTAAAAAGCTCTGAATGTGTGTCTTTACTTCGTTTTCCCTCATTAACTTCTATCTGAATATCGGACATACCTATTGCATGGCGAACACACTCAGCAAGATCGGGGTGTACATTTTTTAATTTTTCTTCAGACTCTTCACTTAAAAAGAAAAGTTGGTCAGGGTAGAAAAGTTCTGTCATTGTGGTATTTCCTTATACTCGTGATAAAATATATTCTGGGTTTGTGTAAAGATAAGGATCATCCGCGCAATTATCTTCTTTTCCTTCTTCAATAAACCAGTCAGTAATTTCTCCGTTTTGAACTACGCAAGCATATCTCCACGAACGCTCTCCAAAGCCGAGATTGTCTTTTTGAACGCTCATTTCCATTTTTCGAGTAAAGTCGCCAGAACCGTCTGGAATTACACGAACATACTCTAGATTATTTTCTTTTGCCCATCTGTTCATTACAAACGCATCATTTACAGATATGCAGTAGATCTCATCAAACCCTTTTGCGTAGAAGTCTGGAGCGAGCTTCTCGAAGTTTGGGAGCTGATAGGTAGAACAAGTTGGCGTGAAAGCGCCTGGCAGGGAGAACAATAATACTTTTTTTCCTGCAAATAATTCCCAGGTACTAACATCTTGCCATCTGTAGGGGTTATCTCCCACAACGCGTTCGTCTCGTACTCTTGTTTTAAATACTATAGTAGGTATATATTTTGGTACATTACTCCAGCGGTCTTCGCACGAGTACATATCATATTCGCTTTTTACACAATGAATCATTAATATAGTTTCCTTATTTGATAGTGAAAGGGTTCGGGGCTAGAGTACTCAAAAGGCTTTTTCTTTTGATCTAACCCCTCTATTTTTGTATTTGATTTTTTAGTAATACTACTTAAAATAAAAACTGCCTTTTTATGTGGAGTTGAAGAGTGCCAAACAGTTACTTCGTACTCATTATAAAATAGGCCTTTTATCCATTCAATCATTTTTCCAAATCTCCCAAGGCTTCGCTTTAGCCTCTGGAGGAGATTTGTTTGCATCTTCCTCTGCCTTATCAAGACGACGATTTGCTTCCTCAATTGCTTTATTACTTTGCTGATAGTAGTTTTCATAGGCGGCAATAATTGCTTTTTGCTGTTGTAAGTAAGCTCTAAGGTCTGAAAGGTTTAGTGCTAAATTTTCATACCCTTTATCCGTTACTCCAAACAGCAATACTGGACGTCCTCGTCCTTGAATAGATTTAAATGCTTCCTCTACATTCTCGGGGGTAATTAGTACCCAGTCTAGTGGTCGTAGAAAAAGCTGGTCTGCTTCTGGTAATACTAGTTTTGGTTTTTCAACTGGAGTAGTTGATACTTCAATTTTTTGTACTGGAGGACTGCTCCACAGGCTGCACCCTGCTAGTCCAAAGCCAAGGACACTCACTATTAAAAGCTTTTTCACTTGTTGCATTTTTTTCTTCCTCTGTTAGCTCTGCGCCTGAAAGCAACTCAAAACATCTTCCTGCTTTTGCTGAGGCCTTATTAATAATCTTTTCTACGAGCGCAGGTTTTGCAGCTCCAAGTACTCCGAGATCGTGTTTCTGGAGTTTGCCTGCAAGTACATTATTTTGTGCACGAATTTGCTGAAACTCTGCATTTACTTTTTGTGTTTCTTCATTCGCTCTTTTTAAATCTTCTTGTACACTTTTTAACGCAGCTTCACTTGTTTGTACTGCAATCTGAAGTTTTGCATTGTTCTCTACAAGCTCTGTAAGTCTTGCTTGAGTATCATTATAGTACCAGTAAAATAAACCCGCTCCTCCTAGTAAGAGTACTAATAAAAACTTAGACATTTTTCATTCGCTCAACAAGCCTTTCAGCTCTTGCACCTACCTGTCGATACCATAAACTGTCGACCATTTCTTCCGATGCTTTTACCCACTCTTGGTCGATGAGTGCAGTATTAAAGTTTTTAAACTTACTTAATCGTGGTCGTCCCATATTAAACATCATATTTACTAGTATTTCTTGTACTTCTCCAGGAAAGTTATTGAAGGTACCTGGACCATATAGCTGATAGCATTCATCGATTGCAATATCAAGATCTTTATCAAAACATTCTGCAACTCGTTCTTCTGATACAGAAGTTCCTACTTCGGCTCCGTACTCGAGATCTCCTTTTACAATTAAGTGACCTACTCCAAATGTGCGGTATCCAAGATGGTCAAGATATACTTCGTACACTACGCCTTCATCAATTTTTAACTGTTCAAATACACTTTTTCTGTTCATTTATTTTTCCTAAAAACGGGGTTCTTTCAAACCCCGCTACGACTTATAATAAGCCCAACTTTCTATTTAGATCTCTTTGGACTTGGTCCTGTCCATACATTGCATCCTCTACGGAATGTTCAATATATGGTCCGAGATCTTCTATTTCTGCGCTTGGCATTGCTGCCATTACTACAAAAACTACTACACAGAGCGCAAAAGGCCCTGTTTCCTTTAGAAATTTTTTCACTTCATCTCCTATTCGATTGTAACCTTTCTCGGTTGCAATTCGGTAGGGATTTCTTCATGTAGATCAATGCAGAGCAGGCCTCGTTCCATATAGGCACGATCTAGCCTGACGTGCTCGCTTACGCCAAATGTTCTTTTGAAACACTTTCCACTCAAACCTTTGTGAATATATGTTTCATTTTCAGGTTCTGCTTGCTTGTGCTTTCCTTCTACGGTCAAAAGACCCTTATGAAGGTAGATTTCAATATCTCTTTTATCCCATCCTGGCACTGCAAGCTCAACTCGAAACCCTTTTTCTCCTACTCGAAGAATGTTAAATCGAGGATAACCTCCGTCTAACATTGGGGCAAAAACATCACTGTCGTTCACGAATCGGTCAAAACCCAACAAAAATTTGTGTAGGTCAGCCACTGCTAATTTACTAGTCATAAAGTTCTCCTTTTATGAATTGCGTCCTTACGGTACGCTTGAGTCCTTTCGGTACTCGGGTTAGTTATGTTACCAAGATTATGGCTCTTGATAGGCCAGTGTGTCTATAAATGTCTTGAATTCTGAAAAGCCTCCAAGATATGTATCATCTGAAAAAATCTGTGGTACGCTTCGAGGTACAAATCCTATCTTACGAATCCAGTCTGTTGGCATAACGTCTCCAATATCCTGTGTTTCGTACTGCAATCCTCGCTCTTTACAGAGTTTTTTAGCCATTTCGCAGAAAGC